CCTAGAAGGACCACCCATAGTGTCATCTTTTGGACTTAAGATAACGCCGGGAACAGCCATATTGTGTAACAAGGCAACAGCAAATTGTCCTGCTGCTTCATCACCGGCTAATTCTCTTAATACTGTTCGTATTGGAGCAAAGCCTCTTCTATGGTCATCCGGGTCCATACCTTGACGAATGTGGACAACATTCTCTCTTGGTAATTCTATAAAATCTTTTGTTAGGGAGTTTGTTTGTTTCACTGCGTAATATTCGTAGTGAGTAATTAATTCTCTTTCATTCCCTCTTACTTTGACATAAGAAGGCATCAAAGGTATCAATTGAACTACTTCACCTTTATTGTTTCTGCTCTTCATAAGGAATGCATCTCCGTGAGCAGATAAAGAAGTAACAATATAGTGAGCTAAGCTTTGTCCACTAAGGAACTCGTTAGGTCTTGTTAAAAGGACTTCCATTGGATGTGAAGGAACTAGTTCTTTGCCACCTTCTACTTTTTTATAAACCTTTAATGTTGGTTCAGCAAAAGAAGTTGCTAAAACATTGAGACAAGCAGTCACGGCAGAGTTGCCTAGACCATCGCCCATATCGTCTATTAGTTTTTGTGGGAAGTGTCCCGATTGTGTGTTGTAACCAAAATTACTTGTAAGCATAGAATCATTGCGGTCATAAGGACTTCCCTTTGCTCCTGCAACTATTCTTTTTGGTGGAGCTTGTAGATAATCTACTGCTTTTCTATAAAAACTTTTTTCTTCAGCCATTTAATACGCTTGCCATTTCCTCTTCTTGTTGCCAGCTAATGTAGCATAAGCTAATGTATCCACGATATCATCGTGAACACCAATTGGAAAAGTGAGTAGCTCTCGCTCCACTTCGCTGACCCAATCTGCATTTTTAGGAAAGTAAACCAATCCTCTTTCCATCTTAGCAGATAAAGGAAGTGCTCGTGAGCGCTTATCTTTATCAGCTCTAAGTTCTTTTATTTTTATACCTTGTCTTCTTGCGAACTGAACTATAGCTAATTGATAACCAGCTCTTTCAATTCCTACCCATTCAAGATTATGTATTCCAACCATTCTTTCTATTTGTGGAACTATGTCCGGGGCTTCAACTCTATCTCTAAACATATCTAGCATAAATAACTTGTCATCTTCTGAGTGGTATCCAAAAACAGATATAACTGTATAGTCAGCTGATTCTTTTGTAGATACAGCTAAGTCGACAGTAGCAAATCGTTGTAATTCACTTTCTTTATATTTTTTGCCATCAGCCCATATCGTTCCGACTCCTTGTTTAAAATAATTAAACCAAGAAGAACGAAATATCTGAGCACCCTCAGAAATAAACTCTGCTAGATACTCTTGAGCAAAAACTAATTCTCCTAAGTCTTCTCTTGCTGATTCAACTTCTGCTGGGTCAATGATTGGATTGGATACTGTTGGATATTGAAATCTAGCCCAGTCTTCTGCTTTTTCTGCTTTTTCCCATAAATGATAAAACCAATTGTCCATACCAATAGGAGTAGAGATAAATAATGCTTGACCTTTATTTTCTGTAAGTGTAGGTCTTAATACTTCAGTCCAAGTTTCTTCTCTAACGAAAGCTGCCTCGTCCATAACTAGATAGTTCAAACCTTCACCACGAAGACGTTGAGGGTTATCTGCAGATTTAACTGATATAGAACCACCACTAGGAAAGGTTACTTCCATATCTCCGAGTTTTATGTTAACTCCAGCATCTTTAGGAAATTCTGATGCTGCTGCTACTACATCACGCCAACCAACTCTAGCTATTGCGAATGTCGGAGCAACCCACCAAACACGACCACCATCAAGTGCTTGCTCTAAACAAAGTTGCACACCTAATCGAGATTTACCAAATCGACGACCGGCACAGAGAATTTTCCAACGTGCTTCGTCATCTTTTACTGTTTGTTGAGCCTCGTGTAGGGGCGGAAAGTCTATTGTAAAGGTTTTACTTTCGGGGTCTTCTATTGTTTCTAAATAATCACGACTCATCTTAATTAATTATACTAATGCAAAACCCCACTAATGCGGGGTTCTACTTCGACAACAACATTTAGTCTAAGACTAAATTAAATAGGGTGACTTATTTTACCCTAGGAGGATTTAATAAGTCACTTAATTATACCTATTGATTAAATTTACGTCAACTATTCTTCTTCTAAAGAAGTAAAAGCTTTACCTAAATCTACTATGAGTGCCCTTTCTGATTCAGAAAGTTTGCCAGTGACAGAGTTTGTCCATATTTCAGAATACAAACTAGTGCTATCACGGTAAATAGACTTAGCTAATTTAATCTTTTTGGCGTTGTAAAGGTGTCTAAGTAAATTGACTTTACCTTTATAAGCATTTGTCAAAAAGAATAGCTTAAAAAAGAACGATGACAACACTACTGGAGTGCTTGAATCGTTAATATCTTTTCTAGTCCATTGCTTATGTGATTTAAAATGACCTTTAACAAAAGATACTGCAGAGCGAAAGCTTTGCTTAATCCAATGATAAAAGAATCCAGTAACATACGAAGTCCAAGTTTTTTGGTCCCAGCCAATATGACCGTGCCAAAAACCGGGTTCGCTCCCATTGTGAGCGTGTCCATCGTGTGTTAATAGGACTGCATCGTTGTTCAACCAACGAGCAAATTGATGACTATGTTTGTGACACAACCTAAAGTATGCTGGTTTTTGGTCGAATAAATCGATAAAATCACCATAACCACCTTGAGTGATTAGGTCCAACGCACCTTCGTTGTTTGTATCGTGGGATTTCCACTTACATTTACGAACAGCACAGCCATCTACGTGGTATTCGTATCTTGGTCTTTCAACCAAGTCTTCAGCGTTTACATCACTGTTATTATTAGTTAACATTTTTCAATGCCTTTCTACTTGTTATTACTTTCCTCATTCATACTGTAAACACTATAGGATTCCCACTCATACGAAATTAATCGCACGTAAACAAACAGGGGTCGTAGGAATCCTAACTATTTACAGGTCTTCTACAGCTTCTCTAGTCGAATCTATAAACTTCAACATATCTTCATAACTTCTATCTTTAGGATGGAAGCCATCATTAAACTCTTCAAAAGTTTTTCTATCATCTTCAACTTCATACAAGTCAAATACTCTTTCGAATATAGCTGAGTCTTTTGCATCGTATTCTCTTAATGCAATATCTTCGTGTGTCAAAAGCGTTGCTAAAGGAATGACAGGTCCACCTTCTTGTTTGAGAACGAGAACCACTTCTCTTCTTCTAGTCTCTGTATTAATAGCTGAGCCAACAGTTAACATATCAGAAAAGTTCTTTATCATCTGAACTTTCTCATACAACTTGCCTAAGCTTCTTTTATAATCTTCACTCATTCTTCCTCCTCTTGGAATCTTCCTATTGATTCAAACTTCATATTGAAGTTCGGGTGAATAAATTCTAAATCACCTTCTACTTTTCGTTTTGCGTCATCGTAAGAATTAGCAAATACTTTTTTATGCCCTTTGAATGTAACTATATATTTTTTCATAAGTAGCTCACTTTATTTTTGTGCTTAAGATTCATAGTCCATCTTTTTTGTATCTTTGCGTGGATACCTACTCCGTAAGGTCTGTCATACTTGTAATGAAGACGATACAAAATATTATGTTGTAGCTTCCAAGCTCTCCAAACTTTATTAGAGTAGACAATACCTTGTTCATCAGCTTGAATGTTCTTAGAGCTTACAGCCCAAGTCCACATCAAATGTCTAAACCACTGGAATCTAAAACTAAAGTTTAATTTCTTACCGTCAATCTCACAGAACAACTGATAAGGAAATCTTCCGTGGGCTAGCTCAGCTAACCCAAGGAACAAATATTTATCCATTAGTAATCACCCCAGTTCTTTCGGTAAATTTCGTGGGCAATAGAATTTTGCTTATTCCATTTATCCCAATTCTTATCCTCGTGATAAGGACCAAAGTTACCATTGTTGTGATTCGCACAAATCCAAAAATAAGATTTGTAGAATTGGTGAGCATAAACTCGGTGACCACTCTTGTGAAAAGTCTGACCACTTTTATTTACTCGGTCTCCTCTGTAACGAGTTACACCTTTACCGTTGCACCAGCTCACTGAGCATTTTGCATTCGCCATAATTATTCCTCCTCTTCGGATTGTGGATGTCTAAAAACGTAATAGACTCTAGCATCCTTTGTATTTGTTTTGGTATATGCACGCTGGGTCTTTGTAGACCACTTATGGAAAACTTCTTCTCCATTTGCGTATCCAAAAGTATCGAGTTCTATCTCTCCATACCCTACGACTTCTGCGTCATAGTAAGGATGAGTAGTTACTCCTCTTGTTATTTGTATAATATCGTAATCGAAATTTCTCGGTTCTTTCACAATACCCCCTTTTGTTTTGTTGGTTATATAACCACTATAGCATAGATGTTTTTATTTGTCAAATTATGTTTAAAATTTTTTTTCCATTTTGTATACGGCTCTCCTAAGAGAGCCGACGATGGGAGGGTATCGGCAATAAAAATCCCCGAAGGAACTTTTACCGACATTTATTATTATACCCTCTCATATACTCGTCGTATCTTGCTCACTTTAACACTTACTTAATTATCATTATTTAAATAACATTTTTCTGTGAGCAAAAAAATAAGGGAAGACTCTTATAACTTTTACTTAATCACTACATTTAGTATCAAACATCCATACAGATATTTAGTTACTTTCTTCTTCCCTAGTGCAGTAGCTGGGTATCGCACCCAGCATGGACTGTCCCTCCCACTTGGTTACTGCTCAATATTTATATTATAAGCATTGCAAATTTGTTGCACTGCATTTTCTATAAAATTTTCTTCTCCATAAAAATTTGAAATAGCATCTAAAGCTAACTCTGAAGTTTTACCCTCATCAAATTCCGGATTCCTTTGTGGCAATCCTCTTGAGTTCTCTTCAATAACACTATCTATAATTTCCCACATATCTTTTACTGATACTGTATCATCTAAGTCGCCGTTATCTATAAGCTTGTGCATCAAGATACTCATACAACTTTTAAGTGCTGTGTGCATAGCATAGAGTTCATCGTCTTGACCCCACCAAGTATGGTTGAAAACATTCTTCCACTTACTTGCATCTACTTTTTTGTAAACACAATCTACTTGAGCATCAAATAAACTTTTACCTGCGTATGCACTATCTTCATATTTTTTAGGCATAGGTAATCTACCAGTCAAAGACATAATACTGTGTGTATACAATCCCATACTTGACTCATCAAAAATAGTGTCACTCTTTGACGGGTCTATGTTTAGAATTATTTCATCTTCTTCTTGTAATAGATACAACTCATCTTTCATTAATTGAGAAATGATACCTATGTATTTCTTAACTCTCATAGCGTGATAGAAACTTGTCACCTCAAAGATGTTATGACTTATCTTTTCTTCATTGTCTCCGAAAAGACATCTTCTATAAAATTCGTTGTCAATCACTTAGCACCTCCTCTAGTCGCAAGCTCATCTTCAGTCTGTAGTCTATTTCTGAATTCTAAAATCTCATCCTGTAACTGAGGAGCTAGATTCATAGTTTTCATTGTTGCTATAAACTTTTCCCGTGTCATAGGCTCGGGTTTGATTCTTAAATTATATTCTGATGGAGTTGACTTAACTCTCTCAGCTAAACAAGCCGGTAAGTTAGGACCACCTCGTTTTGGACAAAACTCGTGGAAGACTGGTGTGCCTATGTCATCAAAGACCCATCCACTATCGACCCAATCGTGTTCTCCACCTCCACTACACTGTGTCTTGTTGTTCTTTAACAAATTGTATGTGTGGTAAGTAGTCACTTGGTTGTAACCTAGTTTGTTTATCATACCAATAATCTGTGATGAGTTAGGAGCATAAGCTCTACCCTCATTGTGCAATTTAATGACAGCACCTTGAACAGCTTTGTATGAAAAATATTGTAAGTCTTGAAACATACCTCTGATGTAAGTATCGCTCCATTCAGATGGTGCGTCTTCACCTTTGGTAAATCTTGTAGATAGATATTGAACTACCTCTATCCATTCGTTCCAAGTTATGCCTATCTCTCCATCGTCCTTAGCTTTTTCCAAATGTTCTTTGGCTTGCACTAAGTCAGTTAGATTAGTCTGAACTTGTTCTAGTTCATAAGGATTGTTGTCATCCATAATTATTCTCCTATATTATTGTCGTTTATCACTATAGCACAGAAAGTGCTTTTTTACAAATCGGCTGGTTCTAAATCAATTCCATCGTCACCAATGAAAGAAAAGTCTAAATTAGAAAACTCATCAAATCTCGGGTCATTCAAATATGGACGACCGGCATAGTGCCACGTAAAGTAGCAATCTATTAGTTTGTGGTTTCTGCAATTAATCATAACCCAGTAGACATCGTCTTTATCTTTGATAGCACCAGCATCTTCTAGAGCTAAGATAAATACTTTCATATCTTCGTAAACAGTCAAGTCAGACTTTCTAGCTACATTGTTTAATCTTTTATTCTTATCCATCAGAACTCTATTGTATCGTCTTCCAAATAAGATTTCAACTCTTTGATTGGGTTCAGCTCAGATACTGGCACGACTTTAACATCGTAGCCATACTTTTCTACTTTGGCATCTTTGACTTCATCGTGTGTTGTCCAACCCACAATATAAGCTCTCATACCTTCTACTAGTGTGTTCTTTTCTCCATCAGTAGTATCAAAGATAACTTGAACATATACTTCGGGTTCTCTCTTCTCTACATAATCTAATCTAGCCATCAAACTTACTTTACCTTGTAGAGGGGTAGCACTGGATTTGATTTCAATAATACTATTGAGGTCAATCTGACCCATACCACCTAATATCGACGTATAATTACGCCAATCTCCAAACCAATACTGTAAAAACACTAATTCGCCGCAAATTCCAGTAATTGTGTCGTGTTGACTGTTTCTAGTTCGGTCTACTCTCTTATCTTCTTCTTGAGCCATAGCAAAAGCAAGCATTTCTGCTGTAAGAAAGGTATAAGGATAGAATTTACTGAGCATTATTCTTCCTCGTCTAGCCCAACAACGTCGATTAATGGGACTTTTCCTACAACTCTGCCTTTATCGTCATACCAATATTCGTATTCAATATCTTTCATCACTCTCCTATTTAATTGTCGGTATAAACACCATACCAAAAAACTTCGGCTTTGTCAACTCTTCTACAAGTATTTCTTTACTAGCTCTCTCTAAGTAGTTAAGTAGGTATAGTTATTAGGTTTAGTTATATAGGTATAGTTCGTTGTTCATATATGAGCACCCCCCCTGTTCACATATGAGCGACCCCCTGTTCATATACGAACACCCCCCTGTTCACCTATGAACATACTACATATGGTATGGTCACCTATGAACACACTATATGGTATGTTTGCAATAAAACACTAGATATAGTATGCTATTATTAAAGTAAGAGATGACTTTCTTAATCTTTCTAGATTGTTAAGTCATAGTCTCCTTTATTGTCGGTTAAGCCCTAATTCAGCAATGAATACAAGGGCGTCCAGTTCTCTGTGCGAACAGTCTACAAAGGGGAAAAGAACCCCTGCAGCCCCGCAACACCGTTGTTATAAGGTCTATTACCATACCGGAGGTCGGCGAAATTTTTTTGCGTAATACCACCATCTTATTTGACAAAATACCCCTTATATGCTATAGTAAATACTATAAACAACTTAATATACCGACAATAAGTGTGGGACACAGCATCAAAACGTGTAGAATACCCCCTGCCCAAAAGGGCAACAGTAAAAAAAGGTGATTTATGGTGTCATTTCAAGTGACATTGATTCATTAGGCATCGGCGGGCGACCCTAAACTTTACTTCTTGTCACCACTATATTTAATCTGAACTTTGACGGGTTCTTTATCAGAACCACCTATTTCAACCTTGTTAGGTTTAGTCCATTTTTCGAAAGAACGCTCTAGCCACCAAGCTGCTGCCTGCCATTGACCACGAGCTGCTGCAGACTTAATTGAGTTAAGATAAACACCCTCAGCTTGAGCTCTAGCAAGCTCTATAGCGTCGCAAAAATCACCATACAAACTAGTGATTTCTTCTTCTCTATCTTTACGACCTTGTTCAATCCATCGATACAATGTTGATTTATGAATACCAACCATTCGAGCTGCATCTTCAATAAACATACCGTGATTTAACCACTTGCATATGTTCTTTGTGAGCTCTGCTGTTAGCTTACTTGGTCTGCCTCGTTCTGCCATATGTATATAATTCTAACAGATAAATATGAGACGGTTTCATAAGGTCACATGACACTCTGCGATACATTAATCGTAGGCAAAAGAGGGCTAGTAAAGGTTCAAAAACATCAAAAATAGATGTATACTTACCAGTATGAGTGAGATGCAAGTAAAGAGTCAGAACAATGTTTATGTCATAGATATGATACACAGTCTTGAAAGACGACAGTTAGTTCACGAGTGCTTAAGGCTATTAACAGCCATAGATGAGAGTGAAGCCGCGATTACTATGTTCGAAGAAAATGCAATGTATGTAGATGACACGTATCTTAAATGGTTAATCGAAAATTTAGAAAAAATAAAAAATTCAGTCTTAGAAGAAGAGTAAGTTTTCAAACACAAGGCAAATAGTGCCCCTACCCCTAATAACTTTATATCCATTCTCAATGCTACTGGAGCCCACAATTAATTATGCCTTAGCGATTCCATTAGGACCCTACCTTTTACAGAACAGCTTAGGAGCCCCTCCACTCAATCTCCACTGGACGAACAAAAACCCTAGCCAGTTACCCAACTAGGGATATTGTTTATTTAATTGTTAGCAATGGAGGTTGCCAAATTCATAGATAGTATTTCATATCTGTATGGTCAAACCCAAGCTCCTTTAACTCCTCATACACCGCTGAAAGATATCTATAACGCGCGTTGACTTCACTACGGGATGCCTCGCCATCGCTATGGATATTCTCGGGTGAAAGGTTGGAAAGCAAACTGTCAAAGACATCCTCAACATAACTTCCGATGTTGTCCATATCTATGAGCCCCTCTCCACGGAACTTTCTCCAGTGATTCATATCTTCAATATAATTTGATAGTCGTTTATTTTTACTCATAAGAGTAGTATAACACAGTGTGTAAGAATTGTCAAGGACTTAAATATATTTTTTTCTACGCGGACCTATACGCCTAATTTTTTCAACTGGGCTTGGATAGCATAGGGAACATATTTCTTTAAGCCGTAAGAGTCAAACTCCCACAAACCTAAGTATCTCCATTCTTTATTAGGGTAGAGAACTAAAAACTTATAGTTAACGTATGGACCCCATTTGATTGGACTAATTTTAAACAGTGTTACTTTTTCAACTTCCATTTCATCCCTAACGTAGTTACTAGGTGAAGTCAAGCAATCAACGAAACCTTTCTCTTCGTCCCAAACCTCAAACCTTGTGTCTTTGTGGAATGTAGGGTAATCAACAGTGTGTGGATTATTCTTCGCGTGGTCAGAAGAAAAAGTCCAATTAATCTTTTTATCAACTTGATTAACAACTTTAACTGTGTGACCAGTCCAACTTCCAATAAACGGAATGCTTTGGATAGCCTCGTTCATCCAATTCAACCACTTCTCTCTGTTAAAACTTCCATCGGAATTGTTGTAGTTTCTTTCGTTATTCATTTTATCTCCAGTTTTTGTTTTCATAAGAATAGTATAACACAAGTATAATATTTGTCAACTAGATTTAAACTTTATTTGGAACGTGGTGGAGCTGTTGGGAATTGAACCCAAGTTCTCCAACAGGCAGGAGTTATTCCTACTTACTGGAGCTTACCTATCAGCCCCGGAATCTTAAGTCCTATTATTTTTTGGAAGAGAAAGCCTCAGCTCTTCTCTCCATTTTTTCTATTTGTTTTGTTGTTCTCATAAAAGAATTCTAACACAGGAATAAACCTTGTCAAGTTATTCCCCAAGTTTATTTGCTCGGGGAACTTCTTGATAACTTTACATTAATATCTTCCACTCTTCAACGAGGGTTAATATAGATGGGCTACAACGAAAGGTCCCGACATCGGGAACCTTAAGAACTACAGTCTTTGGATTTATCTTTTGAATAACTCCAACATATGTGGTTCCTTTGTATTCTATTTCAGCATTGTCACCAATCTCGAAACTGTCTTTGATTTTACTTTCAAGGACTCTTCTTCTTTCCTTGAGAATACCAAAAGCAATTCTCCAATCTTCGATACTGTTAATATCTTCCACCATTTTTACAAATGCTTTATCCATTGTTTTCTCCTTTTATTTCATACTCTTTTAGATAGTTTTTTAATAAGGACTTATAGTCATAATCGATACCGAAATTATTTAAGTTATTTATTTCATCATCTATTAGGATTTCTAACTCCTCTTTTGTTATTGTCTTTTTCATAATAAAACTATAACACAACCTTGGAACTTTGTCAATCTATTTAGAAAGTTTTTTTTTGGAACTTCCTTGGATTATTTGGATACAGGAGGTTTTATAACCTCCAGCTTGGAACTTTAGATTTTTTCTTCTTCTAAAAGTTCTTTACCCACGGAAATCGCTAACCCGAGTTCAGAACATTCCTTTTTAATTCTCATCAATTTTCTTGCTTGTTTTGGGTCCAATTTTCCGATTTCAAGAAGTTGTCTCCAGTCTCCTTGGAGTTTCTCCAGTCTTGCTTCCTTCTCTTCAAGTAATTTTTTAATATCCATTTTGTTTTTCGCTTTCATTTAAGTAACAATATAACTATAACAGAGGTTGGAAGTTTGTCAAATGGTTTTGAAATAATTTTATTGGATACTTGACAAATGATATTCCTATGCTAGGGATTTGGTTGGATTATACCACTATATATTGTATGCTCATAATTGCGTTTTAAGGGGTGTTTGTCAAGCAAGTGGCTAACCGTTAAAGGATGAATGCAGTCTTCAAGGAGAGCGTTTAAAGGTGTATAGGAGCTATATTGGACTAAATGTATAATTATACATAAAAATGTATAAAGGACCCTATTCCTGCATAAACTATGTATAAAAAAAAGAAGAAATATCCTTGACTAAATCCACGAACCTGTTAGATTTAAATTATGGAAAACAAAGAAACATTATCAACCTATAAGTGTGAGTGTGGTGCTTATAGCGATACAAAAGATGCGAACAGCCACCACAACTTTAAAGCCCACAAAGGAACTTGGACTTACATTAATTTGTAAGTCTAAGATTTCCAAAGAAAGGTAAAAAAATGGAACAAACAGAAAACACTAAAGTGGATGTGAAGATTGAATTCTCCACAACACTAGAAAAAATATTAATGGACTTAGGCTGTGAGATTTCAAAACTTACAGAATGGAACCCAACTATGATAACCGACATTTTTCAACTTGCCTTGGAAGATGCCAACGCTCATACTTTTAACGAGGGAATTACTAAGCTCAGAAAGGAGCACGGTTTCTAAATGAACCAAATAAAAAGTTATCAAGGATATGTGAACTTGGACTTGATGGACCACGACAAACATCCATCAATGGACAACTTCTTAAAAATAATGGAAGACCTTTTTGTTGAGGGGAACCTTAACAATGAACAAGTCTTTATGTTTATGAGAACTCTTATCCGTAAAGCAGAAAATAAAAAAGTAAAAGCATTTTTAGAAATTAATGAAGAAAGGTCCAACCTTGTGCAAGACGTTATGGATTACGGATGGATTACAGAGGACGGCGAGTTCACTGACCACTGTAAAGCAAAACTTCACGAGATGGGATTTGAGGGATATGACAATGTATAAAATAATAAACAATTTAATGTTAGCGATAATGGAAAAGCTCGACAGGAGGGAAACCTCCTTGGAGATAAAGCTCTACAATTTAGCTCGAAGAATTTTTAATAAAACATTTTTCAAACTAAATGGATATAGCGCTTACGACTATAAAAGAAATTACGAGTATTTCGAGGAATAAGCTTGACAACAATTCTTATATGGACTAGAATTTTAATATAAGAAAAAAAATGATGGGCTCCCCTGCTCCATTGTATCCATAGGAGTTGGAAGTTCCATATAGGAGTCTAAACCGTGCCTCTCCTTGCCCTCCTAAGCATTTGGATTATCTCCTTGAACACTTACCCAAGGCAATGCTCCCTATCTAGGGAGCTAAACCTCGTTGGGCTGGAGCTATTTCCTCTGATGGTCTAGTAAGTAGACCACCAAAAGAATGAGTAGAGAGCAAGCCCTGTAACTAACCTTCCTGTAATTTGAAAGTTAAGACCTATTAAGACAAATCCCATCGCAAATAATAGAAATGAGACAGCAGTCATAATAAAATCGTATCTTTCATAATTGTCGTGAAAGATGGTTAACGCTTGCTTGTGTAGGCTACTTAGTTCCTTTATATCGGTCACTAAGATTTTTATAATGTTTTTCATTACATAAGTTACTAGTGACAAGTTTTTTATTTTTTTTGGAATATTGGCTAAATTTAAAAAACTTTTCCCCTATAGGTATAAGTATGAACGAAATAAAAATAGAAGTAATTGAACCAAGAGAGCCAAGCATTGAACTTATATTGGAGATGATTGATGACGCTAGTAAGAAAAAGAATCCAAGCAATGATTACATAAGGCAACAATTAGCAGATTTAATAATTGTTAAAAAATTAATGGATTTACCGTAAATTTAAAAAACTCTTGTTCTATAGATAAGACAGAGAAAGAAAGAAAGGAGGTCATCTTGAAAAAGCAAATTACATTACACAACTTGCTACGAGATGCAGAGGCACTGTCCTCAGCACTCGCTACTGCTACTGATGAGCAAATCATCAGCCAAGCTACATATGATGACATTCTCTATTCGCTTGCTAGCGAATTAGAGGATACTTTATATGCTCTAACTCAAAACAATTAAATAACTCCATTATTTCACAAGTGCACAAGCTTGTGAATAGTGGACGTCCACTGGAGTTGACTTAGTCACAATCCGCGCCTAAGTCTTGGAGGTGTCATTGGCTCCTTTTGATAGGGTCCGGAACCTTTGGATAGAACATATGTTCGATAGTTCCGGGATTTAAAGGAATAGCTACCAGTTACCCAGTAGCTTTTTACCTTTTAAAGATTTACGCCGGTTTCGTCTTGAGCATTCTCTATGCCTAAGACAGCAGTAGCCACGTTTGACCAATAAGCCATATCGTATCGCTCATCGTTCATCGCTGTAAGTTGAGCTAAAACATCGATAGCTTGTGAGATGGATTCTTGTGGTTGTCTGCTCATGGCGTTAACCAATTCGCTGACTGTGTAAGCACCCTCAACAGTTTCACCTGTTGTGAATGATTTGTTTTCAACGTTGAAAACCATAGTCATTGTTACTGGTGCAGTAGTCATATAAGTTTCGATAGCGTCGTTTAAGTTAGTCATTGTTACCTCTTTTTCTGTTTTGTTTTCGTTCATATATAATATACTAGTGACAAGTTATTCTTTGTCAAGTCAATTTTAAAAAAAACTTTGTAGGAATACCCACCTCACTGGATGGGTTTAATTCCTACTTAATACTTGGGGGCTCGGCAAAACAAAAACAAAATCCTTACCCCCGGATGTTAATTACTTATATTCGAATCCCGGTCTATCTTTGTAAGGGATATCTTTGTATCCATTCAAGTGGTAGGACTTATTCTTGTCGATAGTATTCTTTTTAGAATAACGTCTCCACTCTTTAGCCTTGGACTCTCTATACCATTTAGTTATCTTTGTAAGGTCTTTGTTTACAAATGTCTGTAGGTATTCGTCCCTTAAATCTTTAGGGACTGTGTTAACAGCATTGCGAACTGTGTGCCTAAACAATCCATAACCTATGTTGTGTGGACTTACGTATCCACTTTTGTTCCTGTTCTTATCTACTAGGTCGCTTAATATAAAAGCGTCCCAGTATTTTTGTAATTCTTTATTCATTGTTTTCCTTTTGTTTCCGGTGCCGTTAAGCAACCATATCTTTTAGTTCTTTTTTAATCTCCCTAGCAACTTCCCCTTTCCAAGGTGTAGCGTTAGCGAGAAAATATCTAACAACGCTTTTTGCACTATCAAATATGTATCTGTCTTCTATGGAGTCAAGCTCGTCCATTGCCTCCAAATAAGGTAAAGCATATGGGCTAGCGTTTGTCCAATCGTTCCTAATGTCTTTTGCGATTTCAAATATCGGTCTGTTCATTTTCGTCCTTCTTTCTGTTTGTCTTAATACCAATCTAACAAAGTATTGTTACTTTGTCAAATAACTTTTATACTTTCTTTCAGCTCGGCTAATCCACTTCTCAGCCCAACCTTGAAAATCCCAAACAAACTTTGTAGCCATAATGGATATAAAGATTGTTCCTATAAGGTCGTAGTTTATGTTATCCACGTGCTTCCCTTTCCATCTTCTCTACTTCGCTTAAAGCTGTTGGTGTCCAGTAAAGGTCTCTCTCTACTTTCATTCCAAATGGTCCTGTTACTATTTCAAAGCTCTCAAGGTCAAAGTATCCTAATTCAACTTCGTGACCTGCTACAAGTCCGTAGAAGATTCCCTCTTCTTTATCAAACTCTGTCGCATACCAAGTCCAATTATTCCACGGGCAAAAATATTTCGCTTGCACTATTGGGTCCTCTTGTCTTTGTGTCTCGTATATTTCGGGGAACTTGTTTTCAAGTTCTTTGGTTACTAACTTCATCGTGTCTCCTTTTGTTTTGTTAATCTTTATTAACCTGCTAGGTCCTTATACCTTTGACTTACTCCTCGGGTATTTAAGAGGTTTATAAGTTATGGTTTCCCACCTCTCCCGAAACTTTCAGTCTCTAGTCCTAAGATTTTTACTCCTAGCTTGTCGGTTAATACTTTAACCCTAACAAATAATGTTCTACTTGTCAAGGATTAAATAAAAAAATATTTGGAGCTGTTTTCTGTTGACAGGTAACAGCGAACCCCGTTCAAAGCAAATGGACCTATTCGCGCAAAGCGTCTAGTAAGTAACCGGCTTCCTCGAAGTCGGATTGCAAACTATAGCTATTGTCGAAGTTGCCGTTATTTGTTAATAACAGAGTTGTATTATCTGTATTATCAAAGAACATACTCTTGAGCAAAGCTCTTGAGCTAACAACTTTATGACCATTGTTACAGTAACCATTTGATTTGGTTACCATGGAACAAGTTTTGCAAACGAAACGCTTGTCTATTGTTTGTTCGGACATTTTCACACCCCCTTTTTGTTTTATAGTTTTTTTAATATTCATACTCTTACTTTAATCTTTCTGTAATCTTTGTCAACTCTTATTGAAAATTTTTTTCATCGTGTGTGGATTCTGTTGAAAGGCTCCACACTGCCCCACGTCTCTAGGACCTAATGTCTTTCGAGAACATAAGATAACGACCTAATGTGTTTATTAGGAAGTTTTCTACACGCATAGAGCTTGTAGGGATACTGAATAAGTAAACCCAACTCTGTGGTGTGTAGAATGTTAGTTTATGTTTTTGCATACTTCCAATTTAACAAGATTTAAAACTATGTCAACTTTATTTAAGATTTATTTTATATCCTTGTGAAAAATTTCACAAAGTAGGATTAAAGGGAATCCAAGTTTGTGTCCATTGAGGAGCTATTTACCAACTTGGAATCTCAAGCTCCGACACTATTTCCCTTAACGAGAAACTGCACAGTCGTGTGTCCTTCACAGTTTCCTTTTTGTAGAGCTACACAGCAACACACACGATTGGCTTTCCACCTCATTGCTATGTCATCACCCTTTGACCTTTAAAACTATGGATACTTTCTGAGGGGGCTCTTGTCGACTAACTGCCTCGCACAGTCTCTCCAGTATCCAAATTAGTAATCCATTTATATTCGATTACCAAACTTTAGTAAGACAATCTTTAGAGCTGTTTAGTTGCAACTGAGAGTTTCCTCTCTTACTCTGTGCAGGTAGTTTCCGATAAGCTCACATTGTTGCTAGAGGTAGTAGGTTTCTTGTGGTCATAACTAGTATTCTCACAATTCTTAAAACATAGCGAACAAGAGGTTTCTTTTCGAGACTATGGACACTTTACGAGCCAACTCTTAAAATTATCTTGCTAAAGTTTGATATAAATATTCTGTTGTCAAAAAGCCAAATTTTCTTAATATCCTCAGAACCACTATTTCAAGTTCGTATTGAATATATAACCAAGTTAGCAGGTTTTGAATAACTTGTCAAATTCTGTAACCTAATTTCTTTTTGGAGTTGAATCCAGTCTCCAGTTAGATTCCAGCCTCCAGTATCTGACCATTACCTCACTTAAGAGGGTCCGGACCGTTTTATTGATACCGTGGAGTTATCACTTGAGTTATATTCAGATGAACCCGTTACTTTCACCCTCCAACTCTTTTTACACAGAATGAGACCTATACGGTTTACACAAACATTCCCATTTTCGGAAACTCGCAGATTTAGTGGGGCGTTCCCATAACATTCTCTCTCTTACCTAATGGCTTAATCTCAGCCGACCTCAGTTACCCAAGGTGTCCTGCAACTCTCAAGTCATCTACAGAATGTTAACAAAGTCAATTCTTTGTCTCTTTTTACTGGCTAGGTGCTCCGGTTCTCCACCCCTCGAGGTGCCGGCTCCTTCGTCGCTCTCCGTGAGTCCCGGTCTCACCCGAGCAGAAAGCATATTCCCCTAGTAATTCTCCCTAGTTTGTCTCTCACATAACCACATTTCCTAACGAATGTATCCATTCAGAAGAAATGTTGCCGTGCGTGATAACTTCACGCTATCAATATAATTACTATAACATAGTCTTGGCACTATGTCAAGTCATTACATAAATAGCTTGTAACACACAATTAACGAGGTCTGCGTTTAGTTGTTTCGTGTCTAGGTAGTAATGAACTACCAACCTTTATTATGTGCTACAAGCTACTTACAGACTTTGAATGTCTAGTTTCCTAGAAATTTTATCACCCTAAGGTTCCTCTCGTCCTACATAAATAGCTTGTATAAAGTTAATTTCTTAACCTTATGTAATCCACCTTAACAGATTATTTATTTTTGTCAAGTTCTTTAGAAAGTTTTTTTTCAGCTGGACTTCTTAAGTCATAAAAGTCTCTTTTGACTTCGTTACCAAATATATCTTCCCAAACAACTTCTGTTAAATGTTCTTTCATTCTTCCTCCTCTATTGGTGTCAAGGTATCGTATTCAGTAACTTCAAAGTTTTCGTTCATATAATCACTATTAAAATTATATAATTTACCTTTACTATCTGACACAATAACTTCGTGAATAAAATATTCAGCTTGCATTATTCCTCCTCTAATATTTCATAGTCCGGTAAGTCTGTTGTGCTAGTCCACCAGTCAATTACTGCGTCTTTAATCTCATTACTATCATTGATATCTTGAACTTCAATATAAACGTTGAAATCAAACTTTGCATATATAGCCATTATTCTTCCTCCTTTAATGCCTCATACCAAATAACAATACTGTTATCTAATTCAAGGTCATACTTAGATTTATCTGATAGTTCTTCTTTAGAGTATGTGCTTGTATATCCCCAATTAGTATGACCATAAACACTTTCGCAATACTCATCTAATACTTCTGTGATATCTGCCATTATTCTTCCTCCTCTAAATGTTCTAACCAATCTTTTGGTTGCATATCGTAAACGAAATCTTCTGCGTCTTTTTCGTCAGTCGCATCAAATTTTACTAATATCTTATATGTTTTTAACTTAGGCATTATTTTTTCTCCTTATATGTCTTCATTGTTTTCCTTTTCTTCACTTTGCTGTCCGTCTATTATTGCTAATAACAATCTAATCAATGTCTGCCTTTCTTAGTTATGTCTTCTATTAATGGCTTCTAATGTCTCAAAGTTTTCCCGGCATACACTACTAGTCTTAATAGTGAACTCTTTGATACCTCTAGTAGACCAATTAAAAGATGGAACCATAGTGGCGTTAATAAAGATATCTTTACTTTGATACTTTTTATTAAGTTCAGCCAATGTGTATTTCATTTTTTAACCTTTCTGTTTTATCTTGTATTAATAACTTAACAGAAAGTAGGACATTTGTCAAATCAATACAATTAATTTCTTTTTTGAGTTAAATCCTATACTCCACGGAGCTCCCGGAACTTTTACCAAAATTTACCAACTCCAAAATCTAGATATAAAGTTTAGGTTTAGATTCCCATTTGCATTAAGATTCCCAATAATGTCCGGAACCTTTTTAATCCATTGGGCATTAGTGACTAGAAAATAGTCCGGACCTCTATCTAAAGTATAGATTTAGATTTTTGAAATTTAAAATTTGGACGACTTTGGAATTCAGATTTTTTTTGATTGGAAAATAAAAACGGACCCCTCCCCTATTGTCCCTAGACTCCTCTCCATAGGATTGGACCCAATAAAGCAGGGGATGCTCTCTCTTCTTTGGAAGAAATCACGAACGGTCTTACCCTTTTGAACTAGCCGTTCAGCCTTATAGTAATAACTATAACATACCTTGTATACTTTGTCAACTACTAAATAAAAAAATTTATGTGCAGACTAGGTAGGGGGCTTATTTAGATTCGGGCAACGAACATTTAATACACCCCCCACTCATCTTACGTTTGCAATATAATTGTGTTATACATATACACTGCTTAGTAATCTTCTATACTTCTTTGTTAGACTATAAAGTATTCACCTTCGGGTAGCTTTGCTACTTCTATAGCTTGTCTAAAAGTGAAACCATTTTCTTCATCTAGGTCACCCTCATAGATAGCACCTGCTAGGTAATTCATAAGTAAGGTAGTTGGTTTACCTTTGACGAATGCCCTAGGGTTCTTACCATCTATCATATCTAATAACCTTTGAATATAACTCAAAGTAAATAGTGTTACTTTACCACCTGCGTTTTTAGCATTAGCTCTAACCATTCTCTCTGTTGAGGTTCTTTGAACCTTGTTTCTAGGAACGGTAACTCTTGCTGTAGCAAGTTGTGCTTCTTCATACATCAATGCACTAAAATCGTGTGATGACTTGGCAGTCAAAGAACCAGTTTCTAAATCTAAAAGATATGAAACCCATACTTCAGCGCCTTTTTCTGTAAACCCAAGAAATCTTTTACCACCAAATTCTTTAGCTTTTTCGGCGTTCTTTAGCCAAATGTCTCTTATGTTTACTGTATCTTCTTTAACGTCAACCTTTACAGATTGCATTATGTCTCCCTCTATTGATTGTCTCTATCACAATACCACGATTTTCCAGTTTGTCAAGCTATCTTAGGTAAATCTTTTATTCTTCTTCGAATACGTTCATATAGTTGTCGAATGAAGTCTCTGTATCGATAAAGTAATCAAACTCGGGTCTATGAAAAGTCTCCCAGTCTGCTTTCATTCTGTGACCTTTAGGTAGTATGTGAAAATCTTCTTCTGCACTTAAGTCAGAGGTCATTGCCGGGTAACCGTTTCTCATTAGATACAAGAAATACTTTACTCTTCTGAAGCCTGCTTTAATTTTTTTGTTCTCATTGTCTTCACCAAACATTTCTTCTGCTTCATACCCACGTGAAAATACAATCCTCAGTGTGTAGAAGTCTGCTTTCTTGCCCGAGATAAACTCAAACCTTTTGTTGTGGCTTTCTACCTTGCGTTTAAGTATCTTAAGTATCTGCTGTTTAGTTAACGTCACTGTTGCCATACTTCTTTTTGTCTTCATATGGATACCAAGCTTTAGAGTATTGCCATTTATCTATCTCTTTTATGACGAATACAGTGTCAGCAAGTAACAATTCGACCTCTCTGCCGCCCATACCAAGCTCTTCTTGTAGGTTAGCTGGTGTCATTCCGAACTCATTTACTAGTTTCTTTGCAATCTTTGCCATAGAACTAGCCTCGTGAACGCCCTTAGCTCTGTTTATTCTGATGGTAAGTAGCATTGCTTCCCTATCATCTAAGTCCATAACAACGCAAGGAACTCTGCCGCTGAACATTTTATAAAGTTCTTTACTGTCTTGAGCAAGTTTCCATCTATGAAAACCATCAATAATGATGTTGTTCTTGTTTATAAGTATTGGCTGTATCCATCCGAATCTTTGAATGTTCAAAGCTAATATTCTAAACTCATCTGTTAGAACTCTGTTTGGGTTGTAATCGTTAGGGTCTAACTCACTAGCTAGTTTCCAAACTACATTACTTATTGGCTGGTCTTCGAATATACTCATTTTTTCTTTTCACTCTCACCGTATTTAGGTAAAGAGGTATTCCAATTTATCTCTTGAGTCCACTGGTGCTGCTCTTTTCTGAATCTTTTACTCATCTTCTTCTATCCTTTCATCAAAGTTTACGTCGGGCATCTGCAAGAATATAGGTCCATTCTCGTTATCTTCACCGAAGATACCACCTGCAATGTTGAAGTCAAAGTGTTGACTTGCCTCATCATAAAGAGCTTCTATCTTATCTTGCTCCTCTGTATGGTCCTTCTCGAGATTTTCCATAAACTCTTTGTCTTGCATTAAGTTAAAACCAATAGTGTTGATGATTGTTTCAGTGTCATACATAGCAACTGGCTTTAAACCTACCCTTTTAGCAATACCCATATACGCTGATTCGAATTCTTCATAAACAACTGCATCGGGGTTAAGTTCTGCAAGTTCCCAATAATAATCATTAACTGCCATTTGTATCTAACTCCTCCCAACTCATTTTATGAACTCTTTGGTCATTGAACTCTACTTCTAATCCCTCGCTACCAATATTAACTATTAGAGATTCCCCATTGAGAATAGAGAACACAGAGATTTCATCTGTCTTTACAAACTCTAACGAATGAAATAGATACTTATTGCTCATAATTAGAACTTATTCCTTTAAACGTTTTAGCACAAGTCTTTAAAATCCTTAGATTGTTTCTAAGAGCTTTAATTTCATCTGTATTGTGCTTACGTGATTCCATCTTATATATTTTAGTTTCGAGCTTACCAATCCATCCATTTAGGTAGTCAAGGTATTCTTGCTTGACCATAGTAAGTCTGTATGCCTGTTTAGATTTTGATTTGAAAAACAAATCCATCATTTCTTTCTCCTATTCTTATTAATTTTCGGTTTCTTTCTACCGTATTTTTGTCGTATTTCCTGTGTAGTCATTGGATAAATATCACCGTGTATGATTTTGCCAGTAACAAAGTGCTTTAACACCCACTCTGCTGTGCCTCCCGGTAAATATCTATCCGGTTGTGTTTCAGTTAAACGCTTTACAGCTTTCCACTTCTGCAGCATTCTTGGATAAACAGAGTCTTCCGGGTCAACATTGGCTTCAATCCATTGCTTGACACCTTCCATATCTTTACCATATTCTTTATAAATGTGTGCGTCGCTTATCGTGCCCTTGTATCTTTCGTGTGCTCTTACCTCGGGGAATATATCAGTTAACCTGTTATAAAACTCCGGGTCCATCTGTGCCCACTTGTCTATAGTCTTCATAGATTCTGCGATTAATGGTGGTGCAACCCTAAGTCCGTCGCCACTCCATAATTGTTGCTCATACCAAGCTGAGTATCTTAAGTTATTATCGTGAAAGTATTTAAATACATCATTTTCCATCCAGTCATATATTGGCTTAGCTAATCTAGTTCTATCTAAACTAGAGCTTACAATATAGTTGTCAGTAATCTTATTTACTACTGAACGGTAACGAACTAAACTTTCTTCAGCTCTGATACCATTTATTATTGCTACTTTACCTTTAGGATAAGTATCAGTAATGATTTGGTCATAGCCGTGTCGACCTAAGACTTCTGTTCTATCATTTAAAGTCTCAGCCCATTCGGGTTTAGGTCTTAGCCATTCTCTTTCTCCACTTGGGTCCCAGTAAGTTATTTGCTTAGTTACGCCTAAACAGAAGAAAGAACCATTCTTTGGTAGTGCATACCACGTCATATTGCACCAAGGTTGGTCAAAGTAATACTTTACATTATCAAGTATCAGTCCCGGATTCAATTCTTCATCTCTATGATGAGCATCGATTGAGTCTAGTCCTCTTTCTTGAGCGACTTCCCAAACGAGGTTAAGGATGACGGTAGAATCTTTGCCACCGCTGTAAGCAATGTTAACATTGTCGTGAGTGTCATAAATATGATGAATACGTTTCTTAGCTTCTTCATAAACATTCTCCTCAATGAAACCTTTTTGTCTAGCCATTTTCCGTTTTTAACTTAGCTTTACGTAACTTGTCTATACCTGTATCAAACTGTAACATTGCTGCTTGCCATTGGGTATATTGCTGTGGTTCACCTTGTAATCTACTAGGCTCAGACATCTCAAGACTAAATCTCTGCACTTCCATCTCTAGAAGTTGTCTGTCTAAGATTTCTAATTTTTTTTCTTTATCTAATAATTGATATTCAAAATCACTCATTATTCCCCCATACACATTTCTATGTGCTGAAAAAATCTTTCTCCGATTGTTTCACCATCATAATTATCTTGAAGCCATCTAACGAAAGAATAAAACTGTGCTTGTTGAGTTTCATCGTCAAACACTATCTCATAAGATGGTTTACCCATTGGCAACCCTTTATCTTCACCTTCGTCTATTGACGCTTCCATATCGTCATACATTTGCTGAATGTCAGCTTGGTCGAAACCAGTTCCACTCAAGTCAGTTGCCTCTGCTAATTTTTCAAGTTCTTCTAAAAGAACATTTGTATTCCAACCACCAAGCTCTACTAATCTGTTATCTGCTAACAAGTATGCTTGAGCTTCGTTCTCATCTTTGAATGAGACACCACGGATAATTGGTATCAACCAGTCTCCGTCTTCATCAACATTTATATTTGCTGGGGGGTCTTCGTTAAATTGTTTTTTCTGAGTTAAGGCTTCCACTCTACCGTGACCTGCAACAAGTTTCCCTGTAGCTTCATTCATAAGTAGTGGTGAGGTAAAACCAAACCTGTTCATAGATTCGTGTATTGCACCTATGTCGTGGTCTTTTGGATTTACGTCTGCCTCAGCAATCTCAGAAAGTTTTGTAAATTGAATGCCTACTTTGTCTTCGCTCATCCTACTTCACCTCTTTCATATTCTTCCATTGATAATCCAATGTAATCACCTATTGGTGAATCTTCATATCTATCTATATTTATTGTAAATAGCATTAACTTCTTAAAAAGAATCTCTCCTGTTTCGAGAGATGCCATATCGGATTTAAGAAAGTTGCCTTTGTCTTGACTCATACCTGCTAGCCATAAGTCTTGGTCGTCACATTCTGATTCGAGCCAATCAATAACATCAATTGGTTCGTAAACTTGTATAGTTTTTCTTAAATGTCTTTTAAATTTATTACTTCGCATAAAGTATTCTTTAAAATATGCCTCTGCTTTAAGACAGTTGTTGAATGTAGGCATTTTATTGTCTTTCAGAAGTGTGTTGGCATAGTAATCATTCCAACCGATACCTCTGTTTATTTCATTAATTGACAATCCATCGTCTCTTACCATCTGTCTGATAAAGATTGAGTAAGCTCCGGGGTTAATAATTGTTCGTTTATCCATCTTATCCCTTCTTTGGCTTCACCCAAACTGGTGTTCTGCTCATAGGCATCTTACCAGTAGCTGTTGCCCAGTCTTCTACTGTTTGTCTTGTCCAAATTAGAGTTCTCCCGGCATTTAAAGTAGTGTCGGGAAGTGGCATAACATTTCTTTTAATCCAAGCTGACACCAAATTTGGCGTTACTTGTAAAAAGGTAGCCACTTCATTGACACCCATCAAATCGTCTAAAGTGATATTACTTTGAGGCACTACTTAAAGAACCTTTGCCTAACACTTTTTCTAACTTGTTCAACGTCCCTGTTGGAATCTTTGCATCCATAACATTGTATTTACTTACAGTGTTTGCAGAAACCTTGCTCTTCTTAATTAACTTATCCAAATCAATACCTTTATCAGCACAAGCTTGCTCTATTGCAGTTAGCTTTGGGGCATCATTTGTTTTACCTAATTTTCTAAACCATCCCATTAAAATGGAACCTCACTTCCTCCGTCTTCATTAGCAGTTGGTGCAGATGGTGCAGCATCAGCAGTTACTTCTGCTTTTGGTGCCGGTGCCGGTATGTCGCTACCTTTTTTCATTTGTGAAAAAGCGGCAGAGCTTTTGGCACTATTCATTGGGTTCGTAGATTTATTTATGCTACCAACTTTAGAATACTTAAGAGATACACCTATATCTTCTACAAATACAGTTGTAGTTGTTCTCTTATTACCGTTTGCATCTTCCCATGCTTCGGGAACTATTTTCCCTGTTACTATTGCTCTAAAGGATTTTTCACCTTGGTTTTGAGCATTTTGAAAAGTCTCAGCAATATTTTCTGCTAAATCTCCCCAAGCCTTTACATTGAACCACAATGTTTCTTTGTCTTCACCATTCATATCTTTACCACCGCTTACGGCTAAAGATGCTTTAGTGAAGGCTGAACCTGTGTTTCCTGTTGTCATTTCGACATTTGTTAGATTTCCTTGTAGTGTTACTACGCTTACTGGCATTTTATCTCCTAATATTTATCTTCCTCGGGATTTTCCCAATTTTCTAATATACCTAAAACGACTTCCTTCAACTGTGAAAGTCGAAATAGAACTATACCGTCAGTCTCTCCGTCGGGCATAGCCACCATCATAAATGGTTTACCTTTA